CAACTGTAAGACCTAAGTTTATATCATCAAATTGTTTTAAGCCAGTATTAATAGTCTTTTGCATACCCGACCACATACTACCAAGGGCATTAGCTGCTACTTTACCTATAATAGCTAAATCAGCGATAAGACTAATCAGGTTGTCACCAGTTTTTGTTGCTTCTTTAAATGACTCTTTATCTAAAATTAAACCAAACTTAATCGAAACATCATCTTCATTGTTATCTGGCATTCTTACCTCCTCTTATATCTTACAATTATAGAATTAGCTAATCTTTGTGTATCAACCAAACCTATTTCATACGTGAATCTTCTTAGGTCATCACGCATTTGCCTACCTACTTTCTCTTGAATGACAAAATAATTAGGACTCTTACCATTTTTAAAACCTTTCTTTACAAGTTCCTTATATAGAGCTATCCATTCTTGACCATGTATATGAGTTGTATTTTTAACCATACCTTTCTCACTATGGTGACCTAATCCTTCTTCATGAATTAGAGCTATATAAGAAACAGGTTTACCATCCTGTTCTGGATATGAACCGGAACTTTTGTCCCAACCCACAACTACAGTCTTTGGTGCACTCTTTAATTTCTTAGAATTTCTATTAATAGTAGCCTGTTTTTTTCTAATCGCTTTTCTAAGCTTAACTATATCAAACATTTGCCCCATTTAATTTCTCCTATAGAAAGCTATAACTTCAGTGTCCCATTTGTCACCACGAGTATCACCTCTATGAGTTACCTCAAAAATTCTAAACTTACCTCTAGATCTCCATTTAGTTTTATCATATCTTTTAACATAGAAATCATTACCTAAATTATATTTTGTAGTATTAGGTTCAATATTAATTATCTTTGTGGGTTTAAATCTACCATCTAATAAATGTGTAAAAGTAACTCCTTTATAGTCAACCAGAGGTATTGTGAGTAAACCAGTCTCTCGACTAACCTTTATAGTTTCTCCCTCTATATTATTTGGATCTGTAAACTCTTTATCAAATACAACTAACTCGTCACCTTGAACCTGCCAACCTAAGCCATAAGGTTCTAGTATGTCTGTAAACTCTCCACTGAAAGTTTCAGTAGCAACGAACTCATCTAGAGGATCTGCTGAAGATAATTTTATATCACAATTATTAACATATGTAGGTGTTCCTATTAATCCAATTGCATTGGACACCAAACTCTCAAGTATAGTCTTAGGAGAAGTTGGATTTTGTATTGAGGCAATAGTAGGATGATTTTTGTTTAATAATGAGAAACCATCCCTAGCCCATACATTCCAAATAATATCTGTTTGTTGTCTAATCTCATAACTATTTGTTATTTCACCTTGAAATAAGACATTCCAGGTATCTTCATCATCTGAAAAGTAACTAGTATGAAAAGATATTATGCAATCATTGTCTGTGATCATAGCTTCAGTCTCTTCATTAATATTATATATTTGAAATGTAGCGAGTGAAGGATCACCTAATAATGTATTCTTAATATTAAAAGTTACTTTTAAATCTTTTATTGTTTTAGTTTTATCTCTCACGTTTAATACTATTTTCCATTTACGATCAAATAATACTTTTGAAGCCATTAGACCCCCCTTGTTATATATAGTTTAAAATCCATAATCTGATGTAATAATGCAACATCATATAATGAATATGTCCCATCTTGCAGTTCTTTCAATGAACACATTGGCGGATCTGTCATGAGAGGCTTGTGTAAGAAAGGATCAACTGAAGGAAACTGTTCAAACTGTATATTTCTTTCAGGTTCTTCAATCCTTATCCCTTTTTTGTCAGTCCTCGGTTTGACTAGCTTAACCTTCCGTTCCGTAAGCTGAGGACAGATGCTAAAAAATCTTTATAGTTAACCTCAAGAACTTTGAAAGCAACTTCATATGCCTCCATTATCTCACCAGAGAAGTATTCATCAAATCTTGCAACTGCCATCCTTGAACCCTCTCTATTAGCAGCACAAGCTACCTCTTTAATAAATCCTACAAACTCTTCTATGTCAACACCATTTAGTATTGTTTTAATATTTGCTAACATCGTATTTGCCATGTTACCACTATTTTCTGTAATATTCTCGGCTAAACCACCTAAATATTTACCTAATTTTAATTTCATAATCATCGCTTTAGTAGCATTCCACTGTGTTACTGAGTAAGCGTGATCTCCTACTGTGAATTGTTCTGTTTTTACCATGTTTCTCTCCTGTTTTTCCCCTATCTGTGGGGAGTGAAATGATTTAATTTAAAAAGGGAATGGGAATTAACCCACTCCCCTATATGTCAACCTATTATATAATAGGTATTCCTCCACGATGAACCATAACAAGTTTCTCAACCACAATACGCCATTCTTGAGCTTGTGTATTAAGACCCCTAATTACATCGGCAGGTCTTGGAATATATCCTTCTGTTGCTGACATAAGATCAGCGCCATTAAGATCAGTAAATTGTATTGCTATAGGAACTATAACATTAGATTCCTGTGTTGTAACTAAACTTGAAAGTGTTGCATTAATATCTGAAGCTTGATTAACTCTAAATATAATTTCACCTGATCTGTCAGGACTAAATGAAACAGTCATAACACCATCGGCAGAAATAATGTGAGCAGAGTTATCATTTAATCTTCTAATAGTAATAACATCGTCACCTTCATCATAACCTGTAATTTGTACTCCATTGATTAGGAGAATACTTTTATCGAACGAATATGTTTGCATTTATCTCTCCCTATCTCTCAAATACACCATTAACGGTAACACCGTGAATAGCTCCAGCACCAAGTGCTATAAATGATAATCCATTATATAATCTAGCTTCTTTATCAGATTGATTAACTTCTGACTCAGGCACAGTATTAACTATATACCCTTCAGCAAGGAATATACCATTTGCATCAGTTCCTGGCGCAAGTAATCCAGCAGTAACACCTTCCGCTAAAGCACTTCTGACTTGTTGTGCAAGTATTTGAATACCATTATCTGTATAAGGAATTTTTCTTGAGGTATATAAAGCACCAAATACATTTATCTGAATTGCATTTTGTAACCAATCAAGTCCATGAACTTCATCAAAGAATCTTCCACCAATCATAGTTCCTTCTGCAAGCATAAAGTTTCCAGCGATATCTACATAAACATTACAGTTTACAGCATCTAAAGCATTCTTTTGATTAAGTGATAAATCTTCAACAGTAATTCCAGGTAGTTGCTTAAACTTAAGAGTAATCGAAGGATTACCAGCAGTGAAATCTACACTGAAAGCTCTACCAGCGATTGAAGCTTCTGGATATTCATCCGGTTTAGAACTAAATACCATTAATGTTCTAGCTAAACCTTTCTGTTTTAATATGTATGAAATTGTACTAGTTTGATTAGAACTATGTGTTAATTCATCATTAGTTGCTGACAAGAATACTTTAACTCTTGCTTCAGCCCAATCCGCTGCATCTTGTATTGCATCTTCACTACCTATGATAACATTGTCTCTAACTTCTTTGGTAAAAGCAAAACCATACCATGTAGAATTAGATTCTTCTAGCGCAGTTAGTGAAGCTGTTATAGTCTCACCATCAATACCATCTGATTTGATAGCTTGCCCCTGTAACATTTTCACTTCTTCTGAAATATCTGTACCAGCTCCAGTAGGGGATAAGTAAGATATAGTTGCGGATGCCCCATCAGTACCAGTTTCAATTATAAACTTATCTGTACTATAAATACATGTAGCAAGTGTATAACCACCGGAAGCGACAGCTTGTAATGCTGTTTCTATGATATCAGCTACATCATTCATTCCAGTTGCAGATGCAAAGCTTATTCCAGAAATAACTTCCTGTACCCCATCGATTGAGATAGTAAAGCTACCATCTGTTATAGCTTGAAATGTTGATAATTCAGTGTCTAGAACAGTTCCACCAGTTATAATAGCTGATTGATCTGTTTCAAATCTAATACCTACCATAAATGAAGTAGGTTTTGGTGACTGACTAAAATACGAAGTAGCTAACTTAGTTACTTCCGCATTAGCTCCCCAATCCGATGCTACAGAATCTACATCCCCATATGCTCTTATTCTACTTGAAAGATCAAGAACACCTGTTTCTTTAGTAACACATAATAGTGTACCAAATCCAGCTCTAGCGGGGAATGTAGGAGATACTGAAATATTAACAGTCACAATTGAATTTATTGGAATTTGTCCCATAATTTCTCCTTAATTATTATTAACGTTGATATCAAGGGATTCTACTCTACCATTAATATGGTATTCACCCTCTGCTTCAACTGTAGAAATCGTAGTAATAATTTCACTATCAGTATCTACGAAATTGAAAGTAGCTGTAAAATTAGCTCTTTCCTCAAATCCATTGTCTAACTCAAAAGTCATATTTTTAACTTGACTTCTGGTTGCTAGTCCAAGCCCATCTGAGTTAAGCTTTGAACTAATTGTATTCCTATTTAATGCTTGTCTGCAAAGACCCGCAACATAAAAAGGATCATGCTCCTCAGTATCATTCTTAAAGAAATTAAATGAGACTAAAATACTTCGCATAGCTTTAGAAGTTATCTCAGTTTCTGTTTCATTTATACCTTTATGTGAGAAATCATCCCACGAACTTGATCTGGAAGCCATTATTTTTACCGTACAATAGGGTAGTGTTTTTCTTGGGGCATTCTGATCCGCTTTTATAACTAGATATTTACTATCATTGATAATTAATTCTAGTGCTTCTCGGATATACCCATTAATTTTATCATCGGATGTCATTTAATTCTAACCCCCAGTATAATATTATAACCGTAAGATTCCCACTCACCTACATGCATAGCTCTATATTCACGATCTTTCCATATAATAGTGTCTGCTTCCTTATCATCGAATTCACTCGATGCTTGTACAAACTTATTTATATAGAAAGTTTTCATATCTTTGTCACGTTCAAGGCCAGTAAATAATTCTATTTGTTGTTTAGTCGGTTGTTGAACAGAAGCAAGTGCTTTAATATAAGTAAAACGTCCTTCTTGCCAAATTCCTTTTTCAAAGAATCCTTGAGTTTTACGTTTCAACTTTATTTTCTCACCTGTATCTGTATCTATTGCATCTCTAACACTCAAAGGCATTATACACCTCCCGATCCATTTCCACCTTGTGTTACCACTAGTGAACCAACAAATGATCTTCCTCTAATAGAAAGAAATTCCTGACCGTAAGTTGTACTGGAAAGCCTTTTAATGTAATCTGTTCTAGAAGCTCCAGCTAAACCAGAGTAAGATAAACTCACTCCCCCTGCTGTTTTCTGAATTATAGGATACTTTGCATTTGTATCACCATATTCGGAATCGGTAGCAAGTACCAAATAGTGAGCACTTAAATAAGAAAGTGCTTTATTATATCTATATTCACCTTGCCAGTGACTCTCAACTGATCCCATATCATCTATGGCATCACATATAAACATCTCAATTCTTGCATCAGAATACTCTGTATTATCTGCAAACTCTGGAAATCTAGTTCTTAAGTCATCTGGATTAATCATTATTTCCCTTCGTATTGTTCTTTAAAGTCTAAGATCATATTCTCAACAGTCTTTTTCTTATTAAGATTAATGTTCCAAGCTAAAGCATATTCTTTGATAACATCTTTACCATCTTCATTACCTGCTAAACCTTCCACATAAGTGAAATCAGGTTCTTTAGCTGCTTTCTTTGCAATTGCACCTACAGTATTAATAGTAATTATATCTCTATTAACAAAACTCTCAAATCCGGAATGTGCTTTTAAAGACTCATATACGTCTTCATTTACTACATTTCGACCAGGTTGAATCATTATACTCTTCATGTTTCCATCTTCTAAAACACGAAATTCATTAGTTGCCTTTGCTTGTGATTTTATAACTACGCTCATTTTATTCTCCTTTTGAACAGTGGGGAGTGAATTGTTACACCCACATCCCCTATTTATTAAATATCCCTAGCAAATCTTAAAGCCATTGGGTATCTAACGATAGTACCAACAACTCTTGCTCTCGCAGGAATTATAAACTCTAAGTTTCTCTCTTGCACGTTGAAGAATTGTACTTCTTGTGGTAAGATAAACTCAAGGTTCATGTTGTTCTTTTCATATGCGACTGCAACTCTTACATTAGAACCATCACCATCCATATCGGAACACTCGTTAATAGCTTCCATGTCGTTAATGCTTGTTAAGTAAGGACTATTTGCAACTAAGAACTTAGCAATAGTCATATCAGTAGCTGCTGTAGCCGCTGATCTTGTAGTCATCCAGTAATTCCATACATCTCTTGGAAGTAATAGAGTATCTGGTCTATGCTTACCCATTGACTCTTGATCAATAGAAGAGAACAATAAGTTCACTTCAAGTAAGATATTCTCAGGCGTAAGTACTGTATCAGCAGCTTTCGGTGCCCATCTTAGTATATTACTATAAGTAGTTTTAGGGATAGTAGTATTAGGAAATAATCCAGGAAGATTACCTAACTCATCACCATACCATGCGATATCATTTAATTTTTCTTCTACAGATCGTCTTGCAGATTCAGCTCTACGTGCATCTAAAGGAGCACCAGAATATCTAGCCGCATTGATTTCATCAATATCGTAACCATAAGAAGCTCCGACACTTTCAACCTTAAAGGTATACTCTTTACCTTCAGCATCTGATCTTGGTAAATCAGAACCAGCGGAATTGATAAGTTTAGCCTTACCTACTTTACTATAACTTCTGTAAGTAAAAGAACTAATACCTGGCCCACCCTCGTTATTCACAGGAATAGCATTTCGGAACATTAAATCTTTATATATTACATCGTAAGTCTTTGCCTGAATGTACTCAAGCTGTCTCTCAAAGAAGAAACCTGAATCAGCATCCATAATCCCTGAGTTCACGTGAACAGCAAGGTCTTTTCTCAAATCGAAGTCTGAGATATTTTTGTTTAACTCGATCATACGAGCATCAGTTAATTGTACTTTCATTTTCTCTTCCTCCTACTACGCCAGTCTAACTTCGGCAATTGCCCCAGCCACTGCTACTGTTTCAAATGATAATCCAGGTATTGCTACAAGTCCATCAGTTGCCGCACCATTTGCAGATCCATAGAATGCTCCACCTTTAGTATAAACTGCTCCACCAACTGTGGCACCTATTAAAGCATCAGCTGCTACTTGAACATAGATATGTCCTTTTCTCATGATACCAGCAACATTACCTACTAAGTATTTAGTTGTTGCACCAAAACCTCTAATATCCATTTCTCTCGCTAGTTCTCTAACTGCGATACCTTTGAATGTAGTGATAGCTGTTCCATCTGTTAGTAAAGTAACAGTTCCATCTGCTTCAAAGTTAACTGGTACACCAAACTCGATGTCAGCAGTTGCTACTTCAGCCGATACAATCTCGTGGAAGTACAGATCAACAATTTGACCCGCTACAGCGAATGCAATATTTCCATATCTGACATTCCCAGGCTGTATAGCCATTTCATCATAAATTGCCATTAATTTCTCCTAAATTTATTTCTTTTTCCAAGCATCACGAGACTGCGCACAATATTGTTCATATGGTGACACCGCTTTGCTATTAATTTCTTGTTTTATTTCTGCCCCAAATGCACTATCTAGTACACTAACAGAATCCTTTACTTTAATTTCCTTGTCAGGTTCATCCTCTTCTACATCACCTTCAACGTCATCAGGATTGGTTCCCTCATGAACATTTTTAGTTACGTCAGCAGGTTTATCTTCACCTTTTGGAGTTTCGGCACCTTCTGCACCTTCCCCATCCTCTAGACTAAGATCTTTACCATAGACATCTTCATCATGTTTACCCTCAACTGTATCATTAAGGGAAGCTTTCATAACATCAAATGCAGCATTTACATAATCTGAGGATTTATCCTCAAGGTTCATACCTGCCATTTTTGAAGTTAATACTTCTTTCTTGATCTCAAGATTAGATTTACCGATATATTCCATACCGTCAACAAGTTTTGAACACGCATCTATCAGTGTCATTCTGTCTTCAACTAAAGAGTCAAGACCAGCTTGATCTAGAACCTGAGAAGATAACTTCTCATTAGCATTAGTCAGCTCCTTGATTTCAGCAATGGCATCTTCCAGTTTCATCGTAAGCTCCTTCATATCTTTTATTTTTCCATCCTCTACATCAGTAGATTCAGTAATTACTTCTTTATCACCAAAAACATTTGAGGTATTAGATCCTGGAACACCGTCTGCACCAAACTCTTCTTCTTCTTCCTCGGCTGTACCACCTAAAGTTTCTGAAGCTTCAGATCCAGATGATCTCTTAACACCTTCCGAAGCTAATTTCTCACTTCTTGCTGAAGGTTCTTCCAATCCATCTGCTAGTTTCACTTCACTCCCCGCACGTCCTCTCATTACTACTGCAACGTGATTACCTGAAATATCTTTTTGAATAGCCTGATAAGGTTCACCTTCCGGTGTTTCACCTTCCTCAAAATATACATTTGAGTGATAACCTGCTGAGATATCGACTTTACCATCTTTTATCTCATTAATAGTTTCATAATCAGTGATCTTAATAGTACCTTTAACATGTCCATCAACAGTTTCAACATCTGAAAGAACTATTCCAACAGAATATTTCTTATAATTCTTGGAATTAAGAAATTCAGGTGGATGGTTATTAGTAACGGCTATATTCTTAAAAGAATTAACAGACTCAGCTTTAAATACCTCTTCAGGAGGTCTATAAACAGTAATTGGATCTTCAGGTCTTAACCCCATTGGTAAGTGATCCTCAGTTGGAACTAATTCAATAGCCTTATACGTTTGAGTACCTGGTCTTGAAATAGTCGCAGGAACTATTAAGTATCCTTCGTCTGTATATTGTCTTTCAGTTTCGGGGAAATAGAACTTGTCCATCATTTCGACTTTCACTATTCATTCTCCTTTTTCTTATCTAATCCTTTAGATTTAGCATCTTTATTGGATTTTTCTACTTTCTTACTACCTTCTGTATCCTTAGAATCTCTTTTCTCTTTATCAGGATCAAACTTACCTTTATGCATACCTTTCTTAGTTCCTTCACCCTCTTTATCCTTTTTAGGTTGGGGAGTGAAAGAGGTTTCTTGAGCTACATCTACTTTAGCATTTGTATTAGCTAATTCTTTAGCTTCAAGGTCAAGTAGCATAGATTTTTGAGTGACTTCATGCTTAAGTATATCATCTTTTTCAAGTTGAGTTATGTATTCATTAGTTATATTTTCGAAGTAAGGATTATTTTGAAGATCTTTAGCTACTTGTGAAGTAGTTAATACTCCATTATTAAGATAGAGTGAATATACATCACCTCTAGCTCTTTCAGCTTTAGCTTCCTCTTCAGGAGTCTTCTGGAATATAGAGTTCCATTCAAAAGCTAGGTTATATTCGTCTCCCCAACCTAAGTGAATTGCCATAATTGCATCAATAAACTTTAGTTTAGGATTAAAATCAATAACTTGTTTTGATTGTATAGTATCATAATAGTTTTTCATATCCATTCCCTGATGTGTAATCGAGAATGCTGAAGCACTATCACCTAAAATTCTACCAGCGGGTACATCAGATGATGCGGTAACCATTACTAGATATCTATCTAATATAGATGGTAATCCTTGGAGTTGTTTACTTTGTACAGTAACTTCATCCTCAGAATCTATAACCATTAGATTTGTGGTAGCTTTTAGTTGTTTTGTTAATTGCATACGTTTTATTAGAACTTTTGTCATCTCTGGATTTTGTAAGTAATCCATAAGTCCCTTTATTTTATGTACATCGACATTATACTCATCTATAAGTGTTAATATAGATTTTGTTAGTACATCAACATTAGTTAAAGGTTCATATGTTCTATTTAATACCGTATCATGCCAATATCCATTACGTCTATACTCATGAAATGGTATTTCAGTCCCATCAAATCTAATTAAACGGGAATTGTGTATTGCTATACCACTTTCTGCAAATCTGTATATCTGAGGTTGTCCATATTTAGGATCCAAAGGATTAGTAATTATCTGTGGCCCAGGCATAATTCGTGTCAAATCAACGACTTTCATATGTCTAATACAACCTTTCTTCAGCAAACGCCAATCTAAAGGTGTCTCAGGTTCCCCTGTATCCTTTAAATCTAAAACTAATACCGATCCTCCATATAAACGTGCCATTTTATGGGCAAAATTGAAGTAATATCGAAGTTTTAATTCATCTTCAAGTGTTTCCCAATCTTTAACCTTATCTGGTGGTATTTCGTGATCCGTAAGTCTTCTCCAAGCTCTTGTCATATCATCGGGAACTGCATCTACAATAGATCCAGCAATCCAATTCTCTCTATAAAGAGCTGTAAGTTGTTGGAAATCAAATCTAAGTGCTCTAGAAGTTTGAAATCTAGTATTAGTAGACTTATCTCCTCCATGAGAACCTAATCCAGTTATTAGATTAGATAAGGTATCCATAAGAGAAACATTTTCAGCTTCTTTGGAATCCAATATTTTAGCTTCCTCGAAGCCATCTGGTCTTTCAGTTATATTTTGACCATAATCTGCCATAGTTACCTCCTCTATTATAACATTGCTTCAGTCCATATATTCGAGTTATTTATTACTAAGTCGAAACACGCACTTATTAAAACATCTGTTATATCATCATGTTTATGTGCCATAGTTGGGCTAAATGAACAAACTTCTATTAGAAATTGATCAATCCACGATGCATTAGTCGGAATATACACTCTGCCTGATTGACATACAGGTGCGGCTGACATTGCCTTTGATACCTTGTCTTTATCTGCTTGTACTTCTCTAACTATTAGTCCAGGAACTCTATTAGCCTGTTGTATTAGACCTGTTCCTGAAGCTTTATTCTCTACAACTGCACATTGTAGACTATATTTGAAAAGTTTATTATCAACTTTCCATTTTTTATAAAATTGTATAAATTTATCTAAAAGTTCTGGGGCTTCCCATTTACCTCTAAGCATATCCATGAGGTACATATCACCATTTTTAGTGTATGCCCAACATTGTAATACTGAGAAATCATGATGTTGACCAGTTTTCATAGCTGTATCAGCATATATCCGAAGATATTGTATCTCTTTATGAGGAACTTCGTCATACATGTTAAACCATTCTCTTTTAAAGATGGAACCACCTGCTGGAACTGGATCTCCCATATATTGGGAACTAAAGGTATATACATCACCTTCTTCCATTTCTCTGAGTTCTTCAAGATCTACACGAGTAGGCCATAAAGCTTTCTCATCACCTTCCGGAACTTTAAAGTCATATGTTATAGGAATCGCATGGGTATATCTCTGATCTTTATACCATTTTTCCGATCCTGTACCATCTACTAAGATAGCAGGTAGCATTAAGTAATGGAATTTCTCTCCAGATCCACCATTCAATAGGAATCCTATCATATCGTCACTGTGCCAAATTTTGTTTTCCTTTATTCGCTCAAAGGCGTTAATTTTGAACCGTTCTCTAATGAACTGCTGTATATCACTATACAGTCTAGACTATATCATTACTTATTTCTAAGTACCCACCGCTTCCACTCACTTGAGTGTACTCCTTTTCAGGATAGTCGTTGCACGTTCTACTCATTCAAGTAGCTTCGCTCAGGATTGTCTCATAGAGAGTTTCCCTGAATTCAATGGATTTATAGAGGTCACACATTTTAACCTCTGTTGTATAATTACTATTGGCGTTTCTTTTCTTTTAGCTATTCTAGATAATAATGTATTTGTATATCTATTGTTAACTGCGCCTCTTCTCGCTTGACTGTACGCATCCTCGGGCTTCAGGGGGTCATCTATTACCATGAGTCCTGTGAATCCATCGGCTAGTGTACCTGCACCTTTACCAGTAAGTGAACCACCTGTTGGTATAAAGTGAGCTATTCCACCATCTTTAATTCCCCAGTCATTCAAGGCTGATTTATCTCTTCTTAATTCAAAACCGAATAAGTCTACAAACTCTTCTGAGAATAGAATATCTCTTACACCTGTTGACATTTCTCGGCATAATGAATCAGAGTATGTTGTCTGTATTACTTCAGATCTTCTATTACGAACATATGAGTATGCAGATAGCATAACGGATATTAATTCCGATTTCGAGTGTCTTGGTGGTATTACCATTATTAATCTTGTGATATCTCCATCAATTACTTTCTGACACGTATCTATCATTATATCATGGTGTGGTTGGAATATGAAGTTTCCTCCACTTCTTATTTTAAAAGCAAACTTAATGAATGCTCTAAAGTCTGTTGTTATTAATTCTTTTAATACACTCTTTTGTTGGGGAGTGAATCCATCTATTAAACTCATATAAAATTACCTCCATCATATAGAAGTTCTGTTTCATCAGTGTCACCAATTTCATAGTGATATTTACATGAAAGTATTTCTTCTAATTCCGCAGTAACTGTATCCTTTAATATAGCATCAGTATAGCAACCTGAAAGTTCTAGGTCAAATTTCACTAGTTCTTCGCTGGGGAGTGAACCTCTAATTCGTGCTATGAAGCATCCACTAGTTTCAAGGGGATCTATGAATACCGTAATATTCTTTGTTATTTCTTCTAGTTTCATAGGTTTAGACTCTTCATTAAATCTTCAACAGGTTTTAGATCCTCGGGTGAAGGTAGTTGTTCTGTCTTACTACCATTTCCGCCCAGTGCTTTATACTTTGTATCATCCACTGAAAGTTTCAGAACTGTATCTACCAGATTTGTGAAATCACGAACTTTGTTACCTTTAACAGCTTTTTCCATCATATGGGCAGCTTTTAGTAAAAGGGTTTTTTTATCTAGCCCAGTTGAATACATCGCTTGATCCATTAGATACTTGTAACGTTGCATGAATCCTTTACGTTCGAAATAACGATATGGTGCACGCACTGGATAATTTGGTGACTCTGTATTTGGGTAGAACGCATCTTCATACGCTTTCTTACGATCACCCATATGATATATAATCCGGTGAATGTATTCCTCTTGTAAGAGATCTGGTAATGGCTTCGTACCATCATATTTGTATGGCGTTTTTCCTCTGAGATCTTTAGACCTCTCTAGGATAGGATCGCCACAATCCTCTACTATTACATTTTCTACTTCCATTTCTCTGCTCCTTTATTATCCTCCGACTTCGGGAGATGTAAATGTAGAGAGTACAGTCAACGAAAGCACTCCCTACGAAACGGAGGTAAAATGAACTAAACTAAGAATCTGAACAACATTGGTTATCCGGTGATTCTATATTCATTATATGCTATTTTTAATAGGGTTATATCTATCTGGTATTAAATATAGGAAGTTTGTGCTTAATTTGGTATAAAGGGAGTTTATCCCTAATATAATTTGGTAAAAGGGTGTATGCGCCACGATGGGGAGTGAAGGATAAATTGTGATTTTGGGGCTGTGTTACAGAATTACAGAATTACAGGATTTTCAGGTTGGCTCAGAAACTGTGCGTTTTTGGGTGTTTTGGTGTATTTCGGGGTGATTTGGGGTGATTATTGCCTAAAATAGTGTTTTTTTCTGGTGAACCCAGATTTCTGTAATTCTGTAATATATTGTTTATTTAGTGATTATTAAATAAATAAAGAGATAAGAGTAAGGTAGAGGGTACTTAGAAGGCTCTTAATAGTAATGATTCGTGTTACAAAAATTCTCAATTTCTGTAATATTTCTGTAATTAAATCAATTTCTGTAATTAATTTATTACAAAAATAATTTGTGTTACAGTTTTATTACAATTTCTGTAACAGATTTTGGGGAAATTACGGAAAAATGGCAACCGAAGATTCTTCATTTTATTTTTTTTATTATTTTGTGGACAGATGTATTCAACACCATGAATAATGGAAGTCTCCCCTATCTATGTTGTAAGTACCTAATCAAATGAGTCTTGCCTAATTAACTTCGTCCAGGCTAACTCAATTATCCCAGGCTATCCCAATTCGCTGACGCTCATAATATTCCCCATCACTAGCGTTGTTAGCCGTGCCTAACTCGAGGGGCATGTGAAAATAGCAACTCAATGCTATTCTCTTATTGATAATCGTTACTAACTAACTAAAGATCTAAAATCTGACATATTACTAAACAAATATGTATTTTCAACCTCCACCTTATAATTGATAATGGTTACTGTTAGTATCCCATCACTCCCCCTAGTTATAGTCATAACATACTCAAGGTGTATATAATCCATTTGGTCATAACTATTTATCTTACCCTTACCATTACGGTATACATCACCCATTGCGAGCAATACATTCTTATTCAAATGACTGTTATCTAACATTTCTCACTCCCCTAATATACCGTGCATTTTTTCTATTCTCTAATACAAGCAATGTATCGAACTTTAATAATAATTCGGCTTTCTTTGAATCACTGATGTTTGCCATTAAGTCTTTGCTTACTGCCTGTTTTGATGCTCTAATTGCTTGAATAGTCATATAATCCCCTTTTGACTCTTAAATAATACCATACTAACTAAATGATGTATACAAAAATAAGCCGATAATGTGAAATAAAACGAAAATAAGTGAAATAATGGTAGACAGACAGGCAGACAGTGATTTTAAACTATCACAGCACTATATCACTATCCATAATACCACCAATACCTCTTAATCCCTCCATAATCGACCACTGAGCGACTTCTACCCAATACCTATACAATTATATCATACGACAGCTAGCACTGTCTTAATGAGCCATTAAACCTACTTAAGTAATACTGCAGGAACTTTATAAATACTTAAGATGAAACAAATTACAACTATCGCAATAAAAAACACTATTACCTATATACATAACATTACCTACATGCTATTATACAAGAGTCAAGGAAACGAAGTGCACAACATCAGCATTAACTTTGATATGCCGATTCATACCATCGAATCAGAGCGGAAATAAAAGTTTAACAATTAAGTAAATAAACGATTGACAACAATTCGTTAATCGGTCATACTACTTATATGGTTAACCCAAGGAATAAAAAAGCATATATGCTCTTATTCACTTGATAGGCAAAGGAAGATTAAATTCGACTGAGATACCAAAAAATAAGCATTGACACAATTTAACAAATAATGTTAAACTGAAAGCAAGTTAAACAAACAAGTAACAAATAATGCTCGACCGATACGTCGTTAAACTAATGTAATTTAATCGTGCAAACGAATAGGACTAATACCAACTTGACTATGGGTCGGGGGTAATATTAGGTAAACTACACGGTACGTAAAAGGACAATTCAGCGAAGGGGACACATTGCACATAGATACGACACGGGGTCGAGTAATGTCTAGCATGTTAAAATATCGAAAGATAGTCATTGAGGTAACGAAGGTTACATAGTAACTACGATAAATTAGGCACACTTTAAATAGTGGGGTGGTTCGATTCCACCACGTGGTAGGAAAGCATGTTACATAAATGTCTATTTCGGCAATTGCAACAATTTAAACTAGGGTGGGTTAATATGGAAAGAATAACAAAAAGTATGTTAGAGTCAAGAGTAACAACACTTAATGATCTCTTAGTCCTGAACAATATTAAAAAGGTCTATGAAGTTAATTATAGAAATGGTTGTGCGTGGTTAGACCAGCAAGGTACTAAA